GTAACTTAATTGTGTACAGCGTATAATGACTTATCAATCCTTTTTAATAGCTAAGTACGCCACTGGCCTCGATAGAGAGCTTCAACCGTGGCTTATTCCAAATGATGCCTTTGTTGAGCTATTGGATGCTTATGTTTATAGGGGTGTCACAACGAAAAGAGACGGGTATAGCGGATATGCAAACGGATTGAAGTCTACCTACACAGAAAGCCGAATGGTTCATGAGATTGCAGCCGTTCCTCCTGCGACTGGAGCCATCGATGGAGTGAATACTGCATTTACTTGGACGCTTACTACTCCAGTTGCTAGAGGTCGAGTGGTCATCACAGGTAGCAACCCTGTTCAAGTTCTCACAGACAACGGAATTGGTGCCTTTACAGGAAACGGAACGGGAACAATTGACTATACAAGTGGCTCAGTATCAATAAGCTTCACTTTGCCGCCTGCTGTTGCTTCCACAGTTCTTTTGACCTACAGCTACCATCCTGGATTTCCTGTCATGGGAATAATGAGCTTTTACCCGACAAATAATGTTAGGGAGTTGATCGTAGCTGACACAACTTATGTGAATAGGTACAATCCTACTACTGACAGACTGGACGATATCAGTTCAGCTACACCCTATAATTGCTCTGCCACAGATTTTTGGTCATCGGTTAACTATGCAAGTGCTGTTAGCGTTCCTCGACTACTTTTCAGCAATGGAGTTGTTGGGGATGTAATCCAACAATATGATGGCACAACGGTATCGGCTTATGCTCCAACCTTCTCACCTGGCACGTTAAATGCTCGGCAAATATTCAACGTGAAAGACAGGCTGGTTCTTTTTCAAACTATAGAAAACGGGATTCTCTTCCCAAGACGAATTCGCATCTCCGGAACAGGTGCCAACTGCGATAACTTTGACAATACAGCGACAGGAGCTGGGCTCATTGACATTCCAGACAACACCTGGTTTTCCGGAGCTGCTTTTAATCGAGACGATGTCCTCTTCTACACAGAAGCCGGCACATGGGTCATGAAGTATACGGGTAACGACGTAGTTCCCTTTTCTCTACAGAGGATCGACGGCTCAAGGGGATCAGGAGCCGCATTCTCTGTTATCTCTTACCTGAATAGAACTATGGCCGCTAGTACACGAGGATTGATCAACTGCGACGGTTATGAGGTAGTCAGGATTGATCAAAGTTTGCCTGACTTCACCTTTAATAACATTAAGTCCGATCAGTTTACTCGTTGTTTTTCGGGATTTTTGGATGAGGATAGAGATGTCTATCTGATACATCCTTCCGAGGGAACAATTCGCCCGCCATTACTCACTAACGGAGAGTCGGATAGAATTCTGGTCATCAACTTTGATGAGGACAACTATGCGATATATCGTATCCCACTGTCATGCATGGGAAATTTCCAGCTTGCTATCACTGTCCAATGGTCCGATCTTACGGCAGTTAACGGATTTGCTTCTTGGGATGCTTTAGCTGTAACGTTTGGAAACTGGAATGCGTTTCCCTTCTCCAAAGGTGCTCCCATATCAATTGGTGGCGGTCACAAAGGGGAGATCTGGAGGTTGAATGATACCCAAAACGAAGACAATCCCGAGAAGATCCGAGATATGAGCGTAATCGATGCAGATACCCTTCGAGTTACTACTGATTGGAACAACTACGAGATTGGAGACAACATTGTTTTCCAGTCTGTTAATGGCATGACTGAGGCAAACTATAAGCAAGGCGCAATAAAGGCCATACAAACGCCTTGGAACACTTTTGATGTAGACATACCAACCCTTGGCTTTTCGGCCTACACAGACGGCGGTGTTGCGTCTAAAACGATTGCTATGGAAGCTTTGAGCAAAAAACTCAACCCATTCGTCGATTCTGACAAGAAGGTGCGATGCGGATGGATCTATTTCTACGTAAGTGTAGCCGAAACGATTCTAGAGCAAGACGGAGTCCGAGTACCGGCTTTCTTAGACATTGATGTCATCACCAATGACACAGGCGTTGATAGCGTACCTACCTTTCAATACCGAGTTGATTGCTCTAATCTACCAGGGACTATAGGGTCAAAAAACTGGGTTAAGATTTGGATTAACCAGACAGCCAGGTTTTTACAGTTTAGGATGAGGAATAACCAAGCAGGCGCAAAGATACAGGTGCACGCTATGATGCCTGGTATGTTGCCCACTGGACGGTTGGTATGAGTTCGAATCTTCCTCTTAAGAAGAACTTTGGATCAGCTGTTCGAGAACTATCACCCGAGCTTTTTAATCAGCTTGACCAAATGTACAGCGACATTGCTAACGCTTTGATCTATACAGTAAAGAAGAACATCTTAACAGGGTCAAATCCCGCAGCAGTAGACCAACGAAACTCCTTCTTTTCTATAGGCGACTTGGCCGTTAGAACGGATACAAACCAGGCGTGGATAATGACTTCAAGAACCACGCCAACCGCAGTGACTTGGAGTCTCATAACTTAAAGCAACAAAGGACGGACTTATGGCAAATTTTACAGGTGCAGCATCAGGAGCCCTAGGTGGTGCAGCTACAGGCGCTTCCCTAGGATCAGTGATCCCTGGCATAGGAACAGCAATCGGAGCCGGTGTTGGTGGCCTATTCGGAGGGATAGCAGGTTTATTTGGAAATAGGAAGAAAAAGAAGAAGATCTCAACCTTCGACAAGAGACAGAAACAGCTGAACGAACAGCAACATCAAGCTGTCTTGGGTCAAGGTCCATTAGCCGATCTTTACAACTACGATCCTGAAGCGGCGAATGCTGTATTCGATCAGACAGTATCTAGAAAAGCCTATAGAGATTTGAAAGAGCAAGCAATCCCTGGAGTCACGGGTCAATTCCGATCTCAAGGTCTAATGAATAGCTCCTACGCAGGAGATGCAATTTCTAAGCTCACACGAGATGTGCAAGAGAACCTAGACGCTGAAAGAACACGATTTCAATATGGTCAGCAATCCGACGCTAGAAGCGCAAAAAGAGCTGCTATTGACAACCTACAGAATCGTACAACATTTGATTACGACATAGGCGAAAAGCCGTTTAACATCTCATCAATTTTAAACTCTATCACTCCGGAGATGAAAAAAGAGTTTAAGGACTATTTTAGTAAACAATCTACTCCTACTACTAGAGGAATCCAATAATGCCACAACCACGATATGTTAATACAGAGGCAATGGAAAGTCCTAATAGAGCTGAAGAGAATCTTAAGACATTTTTTTCTAATCTCTCACAAGAGTATGGAGAAAAACAAGCCAAAAGTATTCTTGATCCGATCTTGGAAGAATACGGTAAAAATGAGGACAGCAAAAATAGGCATGTTCAAGCTAGCGCAGCTCTGCAAAGGTCTGATATGCGCCCCACTCAGAGATTAGCAGCTCAACAACAGCTAAATGATATGGAAAAGCTAAATATTGAGAGAGACAAGGCTTTGAATTTAAAGGTTAACAAAGAAATCTTGAGAGACAAGGCTTTGAACAAACAAGCAACTCAGGCAAAAGATGCCTATGACATTGAGTTACAGAAAAAAGGAGCTGCCGAAACAGCCGAATTAGAGAAAAAGATCCCTGCATACAATAACACTTTGTCGGACATCGACGAAATGGAGCGACTTTCTAAAGAATATTTAGGCGGAGCAAAAGGCTATATTAAAGGTGTTCTAGGAACCCAAGCCGCTAGAGAACTTGATACTCTAGGTGCTTCTGCTCTGGATCCTATTATTAAAAAGTTTAATCCAGCGGGTACTCTGCCTACAGCTAAGCTGAATTGGATAAGACAAACATTTTCCCCTACCGCTTCGGAAAATCCTTCTGGCAGACAGGGCAAAATCAATAACCTAAGACGTTTCACTAAGCAATCTAAGAAGAAAGATGAAGAAAGGTTAAGGTTGCTCAAAGAGTATAGAGGGATCATTCCAATTGAAATAGCTAAGCAGTTTGAAGAGGCAGAATCTGCCGAGCTGTCCGCATTCGCCGATGAGATTAGCCTAGAAGATAAAATCCGAGATCTCAACGATGATGACCCTGTTTATAATATGTATGATCAAAAAGGGGAAAAGTTAGGGCCAATTCCCAAGAAAGAGGCAGTAAAACTTTTTGAACAAGGATTAATAACAAATGTCCCATAATAACGACCCTTTAGCTCAATACAGGCTTTCAAATCAAAAGAAAGCGGAAGAACCCGAAGTTTTTGAGGTTTCAAAAGATTATTCTGATCCATTGTCGGATTATAGAATGAAATCCCAAGAGACAGCTACTGAGAAGAAGGGTGGTTATCGAGATGTGGTTTCTGAACAATTACGCGCTTCTGGTGTTGAACCTGATTTCTCTGAAGAACTAGAGAGAGCTGCGGAATATGGGGGAGCAGAATCCTTTAGAGGGCTTCTTTCGGGGGCATCATTTGGCTTAACTAAAGCTATTCCTGGGTTAAGACCTAAAGAGGGAGTCGCTACCACTATAAATGAAGTTGTCGGATCTGCACTACTCCCAGTAGGATTGGCTCTCAAAGCTGGTCAATATGCCGTTAGTCCTTTAATTAAGTTGGCTGCTAACTCGCCTAAGATTCAAAAGGCTATATCGTCTTTGGGGCATTTGACTGGAATTTCAACTTTAGGCGCTGTAGGTGGTGCTATCCATGAAGCGACGGAAGATGAAGAACTCAAGATTCCATCCGTAGCAAATGCTTTAGAACACGGAGCTACGTGGGCAGCAGTAGACATCGCTCTTCAAGGACTCGGATTTACTGGAAGGTTTGCTAAAGCTCTGTTTTCTAAATCAAAGTCTACAGGTATAGATAGGATATCTTTGCTCACTGATACTATCAAACAAGCTGAATCATTAAGTGGCTCAGAAGAAAAAATAGCGAAAACTGCCCTTGATATCCTTGAGGGGAACACTCCTACATCTGCTCAAAAGATAGTAGAACAACAAATCGATCAGCAGGCTACTCAAAAAGCCCAAAGTTTAAAAGACAGAAAGGTTGAAGTCAAAGACTTTACTAAGCTTAAGCACACTCCTCCTATTCCCTATATGCCTGGAGAGTTTGAGTTCGAGAAAGTGGCCGATTCAGCCATTAACACTGAGCTGCAAGCATCGATAAAGGGAATGGGCAAAAGAGCTGCTTCAGAAAAAGTCTTGGGAGAGAACATCCAAAAAGATTTGGAACAGCAATTTGCTTTAAAAAAGCAACAAACGGATGAATTATATGCTGAAGCTTCTGAAGGCATAGAAATGAAGTTTGTCAATTTAGAAAGTACTGCTACTAGCATATTTAAACAGTTAAAAAATATCCAAACAGGTGGCATTAAACTTTCGCCAGAAGGCTACAAAAAGGCTGAAAAGCAACTTCTGCAAGCTCTAGAGGATATTAACTTTGCTCGCGAATTAGATCAAGAAGGACGAGTAATAGATGTTATCAAGCTTACAGATACTGAGCTCTCAAAAGCAGTGGATATAAAGAAAAGACTAAACAACATCATTGACTACGATCTTAAAGAAACTGGCGCACAAGACTTCTTAAAAGATCCTACTCATTCTTTGCGTGGGGATATTAGAAGAGGTTACGGATCTAAAAAAAGCCCACAAAGGAAAGCATTCGAGCAAGCCGAGAAGCTTTTTGGTGAGAATGCTCAGCAAGCCAAGAAGAAGTCAATCTCATCCTCAAGGTATTCGCAGAAACCAGAGTCCATAGCTAAGCTAATTAAAACCCCATCGGGTTTACATGACTTAAAACAGAACGTTTCTCCAGATCAACTCAAGCAGATTGAAAGGGAAGTGTTAGAACATATCAATACTTTACCTGAGGAAAAAGCTAGAAACTTCTATAGGGAGATTAGCGGCGATCTATCTAGGGACGCTAAAGTTGTGGCGAAAGAGATTATCGAATCAAAAGCTCCTTTGGCACCATCAACCCGAAAACAAGTTCAACGCTCTAAAATCCAAGACTCTGTATTAGAAGATATTTCTAAATCCTCTATCACTGGAGAACGTCCAGAAAAGGCTTTGAATCTTTGGAAGACTAGAGAAGGTCAACAAGTCATAAAGCATTCTTTAGATGGAAATCCCAATAAAAAACAAATCATAGACTATCTATCTGAGACTTCTTTCAACGACTTTTCCTCCTCTGTTGTAAAACCATCTGGAGAGATCGTCTTTAAAAAGCTTAATGAACTGATTAAGGACCCTGCTACAAGAGAAAACATTCGATTGGTAGCTGGGGACGAAGGGCTTAACTTTTTTAATCAATTAGAGAAAATTTCAAATGAAGCCAAGAGAAACTTCAACATGATTGAAGGAGTGATTGACAAGGGATCTGCTTCTGAAAGAGCTAAAATAGATAAATCCATCAGCAATAGATCAAATAGGTTTGAGAGACACAAAGAACTTCAGAAAGAAGCCTCTGAGTCTAAGAACAAATTAATCTATAAACTGGATGATTTCATGAAATCTTATGGGATCAAAACTAAAACTTTATTTACTTTATTAGGAATAGTCAAACTTGGAACACCCCAAACTTTAGCTTTGGCCGGTTCTTATGAAGCGTTGAAATACATGGCTAAAAACAAAAAGGTAAGACAGGCCATCAGACAAGCTTCAGCTCCTGGTCAAAGTCCTTCACAATACATTAAGGCTTATGCAGCTATCGATAAAGCTACAAATGATCAGTAGACCGGACACACCAGACCGCAATTCCAAAACCAATTGCCCAAATAAAAAAGAACATCTCGCTCCTGAGCTGAGTCTAAATGCAAGAAATTCTTCAGATCAATTGATAAGTGTAAAAGACCCTCTAACTTCCACCGGAGGAAGGGCAGCTCTAAGAAATGATATTCTAAAAGATGCTGCAAAATCGGTGAACACTGGTAAGAGACCTGAATATATTTTAGATCTTATGCAGACTCCTAAAGGCTACCAGATGGTTAGGGAAACTATGACTGGAACTCCTCAATCTACAGAGCTTTTTCGGTCCTTTGAACGTCTTTTTGTAGAAGACATTGTTACTTCTGTAACGGACGCAACAGGGTCCATAAACTTTAGTAAAGCTAGACAGATATTTAAGAATCCTGAGATGCTTCAAGTTGTAGAACAAATTGGAGGTGAATCCTTAATCAGAAGATTTAAGCAGTTAGAAAGCTTCTCAAACAACTTTGAAAAAAACATGAGTCTCTATAGTAAGCCAGAAGCACAATCTATAACAAAAAGTATTGTTGGGAGTATTGCTACTAAAGCATCGTTTGCTGCTATTTTACATGCATTACATATGCCCTGGTCGGTTATAGCTGGATTAGGATTAGCTTCCGGAGGGGTAAAAGTTACTAAACTTACTTATAATGCTCTGCAAAAAAAAATTCTTTCCAATCCTAGAGCTATCCACTATATTGAAAGAGTTAGCCAAGCAAAAACAACTACAGAATTAGCTAAACAACTTCCAAGGCTTATTGCAGAAATTGACAAACCACAAAAAGATGAACTAGAGTAGAACACTATATCATTGTCCCCAGGAGAAAGTCAAATTCAATGAGTTCTTATATACTTTTTAAAGGGTTAATGTTAATTTAAAGAAAAATTTTAAACCCACACAGGAACATTAATTATGGCCCTCTTTAGATCATTACGCCAGTACCTAGGAGTAAGAGCTATTCTTCCTCCCGATTTACAAATAGCAACCAGAGCTCCTACATCAGCGGACAAAGCGTATGTCAAAGGAACTCTGTGGCTAGATACAGTAGCAGCAGACGCTTATATGTGGCCTGGTTCTGGCAATTGGATTAGTCTAGGCACTACTTCCTCTGGAGATATTACAAGTCTTACCGGTTCTAGTGGCGGTGCTATCACTCCAGTAGCAGGCAACATTACGATTGCTGCTGGTACAGGTATGCTATCTACAGTAGGGACAGCGGGGACAATCACCCTTAACGTTAACTTCGCGGCTCCTCCGGCTCTTGGCTCAGGAACTCCCGCTGCTGTATCTGCTACTACTCTTGCTGCCACATCTGGTATCTCGGTTACCGGAGGGGATATCATAAACTCTCATAGTAATGCTGGTACAGATGTAACAATTGAAGTCACAAACTCAGACAACACTAACGGAGCGTCTAGATCAGGTTTGGAGATAGCAACAGGTGGTGCATCTTCTGGCGATCCATATCTCACATTTGAGATTAGCGGTGTTGCAGCTTCTACTATGACCATGGGCCTTGATAATTCAGCCTCTGACCTGTTTGTAATCTCTAACAATAGCTCGCTTGGAACATCTAACGCTCTGACTCTATCACAAGCAGGGGCTTTGACTGCTACCACAACACTTACAGCAACTCTTGGTGATATTACAGCTACTAACGGAAACCTAGTTCTCGTCGCAGCTGGAAACAAAATGATGAGGACTAGCGTTGCATCTACTATTGCTGCTGGAGCGAACTCTATCGGTACAGTGACACTCGTTGGTGGTACAGCAACTATCAGCACAACAAACATTACAGCCTCTTCGATTATAAAGACTTGGAGAGAAAGCATTGGAGCGACAGGTGCTGCTGCTGTGGGTAATGTCACTATTGGCACAAGAAGTACGGGTGTTTCCTTCGTGATTAACGCGGTATCGGATGCAGATGCAACAGTTTTAGTAGCTACAGATGTTTCAGTAATCGGATGGGAAATCATCAACTAACAGAGGCACTATGTCAGCAGCAAAAGTTTACTTCGATACGCTACGGAGTCTCGCATTCGGAGGTATTTCGGCTACTTATGCAGCAGTAGGAACTCCTACCACTGTAGAAGCTCGGATCATATGCTTCACGAATAAGACACAAGGGGACATGATATTTAGTACAGATTCGACGAACGCTACTGGCCAAATCTTTGTGCCAGCAGGAACGTTTAAGCTGTATGACCTTACAGCGAACTTGGTGCCAGGGAAAGACGACACGTTTGTAATTTCCAAAGCAACCCAGTTCTATGTTAAGCAAGTAACCGCACCTGTAAGTGGAGCTGTATACGTTGAACTGGTTTATGCTACTTAAGGGAAAGTCTAATGCTGAACTTAAGGAAGCTCAAGAGCTTAAGGACATCAAGGACTTCAAATACAGCACGTATCAATCTCTGAATGCGCTTAGTGAAGGCATTGGGGCTTTCTCTTTGCAACATGAAAAGGTGATGGCTAAAACGGAGAGCGACCGTAAGGCGTTGCTCATAGAATTTGAGAATCTTCGTGAGTGGATACGTTCTAGTTTCCAATACATGCATCAAAGACTTGGGGATGTAGAGAGTAAGCTATGCGAAGCCTTACATGAGTTCATTGCTCTAAAAACCGAGTCAGCGGCAGCTTATGTAACTAGAAAAGAGTTTAACGATTTGCTCGCCTCGCTAGAAAGTCAGATGGTTTCTAATCATCTAAAGCAAACCCTAAAAACTGACAACCTTGCACATGACCTTGGGAACTTACAAGGCCAAGTAAAACAAGACCTTGAGAGCCTACTTAAAAACCTTACCCCCATAATCCCTGAAATAGACCCAGTAGACACAAAGATAGACGAAAGATTTCAAGTCTTCAAAGTAGATTTCGACGGCCTTATCAAGGAAATCACCCTTCTCAAGAAGTCTGTATTCTATGACCAGAAGAAGTTTGAAAATATCTATACACTGATCGAGAGGTTGCAGAAGTGAACAAGAAGATCTCTAAAAGGTTTGATGTATGTAGTCAGCTAATATCATGTATTAAAACTCGAAAAGCTTGGAGGTTCTTATTTCACAAGAAGGCCTAGTTGACATTATTGGGACCCACCCAGAAATCCCCACAATGTTTGTGGCGGACATAGGGACAGCGGTGCCTATAGCCAACACAATCGAATTGCTTGGTGAAGTGATCGCCGCGGCTGGTGTTCCCTTTCGTTCCATTGCCTCTGGCAATACAGTTACCTATCAAGTTCAATATGCTTCAGAAGTAGCAGTATCAGGCCCTACATCTGTAGGGGTAGCCTCATTTGATTCTGCCTTTTTTGATGTAGACGCAACAGGATTTGTAACTTTCAACGGAAGCTCTTTGACTGAATTGCAAGTAGACACTCATACATTTCCTGGCACTGACCCCGTACAGCCTCTAGCCGGAGTCATCACCGTAACCGGAGCGCAAGTCGCTGCTGGTGTCATTGGAACAAACGTTATTCGCACAGACTCGCTAGCTGCCAATACAATGACTATCGAGATCCAACGAAGCTCGGCGCAAGCAGCGACTGCTCTTTCAACTAACGGAGTCTGCCATTTCAATTCAGCTAGCTTCGGGGTTGATGCGAACGGCTTTGTTACAGCATCAGGTACAGGGTTAGTCCAAGCACTGCAAGGAAATAGCGGGGGCGTTATATACCCCACAGCCGGAGTTATCCAAACTGTCGGCTCTGGAAGCATCACAGCTATAGGAGCTGGAAGCACCATCACATTCGAACTCACAGCTCTCAATAACCATGCGGTTTTAGTGGGTGCTGGCACCTCGACTATAACAAGTCTAGGACCTACGGCCACCATTGGCCAGGTGTTGCAATCAGCAGGGGCATCAGCGGACCCAGCTTTTTCAACAGCTACCTATCCTCTTACAACAACTGTCAACCAATTACTCTATTCTAGTGCAACAAACACAGTAACGGGCCTTGCGACTGCTAATAGAGCAGTGTTGACAACAAATGCTACGGGCGTGCCTGCACTGACTGCTTTAGCTACAGATGGGCAGCTTATTATAGGATCAACAGCTGGAGTACCTTCCGCAGCAACTTTGACCGCTGGAGTGGGAGTAGCTATCACAAATGGTCCTAATAGTATCTCGATTGCCTTATCCGGTGGTGGTGTCGCTATAGACTCCTTTACCCCTGATAGCGGTACATCCCCTGTGGTCCCAAATGTCAATGGTCTGGTTGCAATGACTGGAGGAAATGGCATTGCTACTGTAGGCGGAACTAATATATTAACTTTTGATATGGAGTCTCCTTTCACAGGAGATTTTAATTTTCAGAGTGTTACATCTGGGGATACAGAGACCCTGACTGTTATAAACACTTCAAACACAGCATCTTCTCAAGCGCAGTACGTTGCCTCTGTTGCAGGAGCAAGTGCGGGTGATGCTTTCAGTACATATACTGTTGCAGGAGTTACTAGCTGGTCCCTTGGTGTAGACAATAGCGCATCCGATGGGTTTGCTATTGCCTCTTCTACAGTTCTTGGCACATCAAATTGGCTGCAATCTACAACAGCCGGCATTGTCACTCTTCCTAATAAGTTAAGAGTAGGGGATGCGGTTACAGTAGTAGATGTGGATGCCGTTGTGCAAAAAGAAACAATAGGCGGATTTGTAGAGCTAGAGGTAAGGAACACCGATAATACAAACACGGCCTCTAATGCCATTATTGGAATTGTTGTAGGCTCAGTTGGTGGGGCTAATTCTGGAGATCCCTTCATCACCTATAATATTGCTGCTACTCAGAATTGGTCTCACGGAATAGACAACAGCGCATCCGATTCATATAAACTCTCCGCTTCTAATGCCCTCGGTACTACTGACGTAATGATCTCCACTGTAGCAGGAGCGACAACATGGCCTCTGCAACCAGCTTTTTTGGCTAGTATTGGGGCAGCACTTTCGAACGTTACAGGTGACGGCACACAATACGTCATAGTTTGGAATACAGAAGTCTTTGACAATGCTAGTAATTTTTCTTCACCAACTTTTACCGCTCCCGTGACTGGGAAATACAATCTAAGCACCTATGCATCGCAAAGTCTGGCTTCTGCTGTGAATACTACTGCATATTTTAGAATTGTAACGTCAAACAGAACGTATTTAACAGATACTGTTAATCCATTTGCAACAAAGGATATTGTAGCTGGATTTAATACTCTCGGCGGATCTGCTTTAGCGGATATGGACACAGGTGATACAGCCACATGCACAACTCAATGGTTTGGCGGGGCGCTAAATATTAACGTTGCGGCCGGCTGGTTTAGTGGAAATTTAACATGTTAAAAGGAAAATCATGAAAGTATCCATAAACGATCAAGAATTGTTTACTCTTTCTGAAACGCAGAAAAAAGTTATTAAGAATGATATTGCTGACGATATCTTTGAATCCGATATGCGTCGTAGGCTTCATTACATCATCGAACATCCTTGCGATCTGTGGATAAACGAAAATTCTAAGGAAAATAGAGACCTGTTTAAAAACCACGGAAAATCAAGCGTCCCTTCTGACAGGCTTTCCTTCATGAAAGAGCTATGCCATTGCGATGTTTCCATGAAACTAGACCCATCCGATCACAAAGATTTGTGCCTTAAGGTCGATGGCGTCGAGCATTGCACCTTCCAAGAAGACCACAAAATGATCTGGAAAAAGATGAAGGGTGTCGAGTACCAACATCACATGTGCGAAGCCCTAAAATGGATTTTAACACATAAGTTTGAGCGTTGCATGGAACGTCTTAGACTAAACTGGGAACCTAAGTTAAAAGCTCTCTACCCCTCTATTCCTACAGACGATGAGGATTTTGCCAATATTGTCTTTTCTCAACCTGATTACAAGAATAAGTCGGCCTGTGATGCAGAATCACATTGCAACACCTAAACAATCTCACGGGTTAATAGATTTTGGAAGGCTTTCTGCATCACCGCTTGCTACTAGTTGACAGAACTCGATCAATCTGCTAAGATGTTTGTGAAGTATTTTCATTTGCTTCTTTTAAACGTTTTGTTAGTGACGTCAACCTACACGTTGGCGTCATTTTTTTTACCCTAATCACTTCTTGCCACCATTCCATCGAAGCTTGGGATCTGCGCCCATTTGATGCCTGAGTTTCTGTTTTCGTAAGCATTCACAATGTTTGCAGACCTTAATGTTAGTGCCGTAAAATTCTAGAGCTAAGTTTTTTGTGATGTTACAGACTCTGCAAACTTTAGTATCAAAGCAAGGATATGTTGTCATTCGTAGTTTTTTGGTTAAAAGTGTTTTAAAGCCTGTTAGAGCTCTTTGTAATCTAAAGCATCGTACTATACCAACCAACCCCAATTAATGCCTTAAACATGCCTTAAAATCAATCCTTTGGGCGTTTTGAGTAGATCTTACGGCAACGGGATCATTGGCATTGTGACATTAGTGCTAGGGGATACTGTATCTGTATCATCTACCACGTCGGAAGCAACCCCTTCAGTGTGTACCATCGTGATTGAATACGTACACCCTGTTAGTGCGACTATTAACATGAGCATCAGTATTATAGGTACTTTTGTGTCCTCTGGCGTGGAGGGAGTTAAATCGATGTTAAAGCCAGTCTTTTGATCGATCAAGAACTCAGCGGTCTCCTCAATGAGGTTATCATCCTCAAGGCCAACTTTCTTGTTTACCGTGGAGCAGCTACAGACTAAAAAAGCCAAGGCTGCGGTGTATAGGGACTTCTTCATTTTGTTTCCTCAATAGATGCAATCTTCTTCTTATTCTCCCACTTGCTAAACTTATCAACTATGCCTTTCTCTTCAAGGAATTTCTTTACACACTGAGCTTGTGACCAACCAAAGTGTTTCATCACCACTTTAACGTATTCCATAACCAAAAAGCGATCTTCTTTGTCAAATTTGCTTAACAGAGTTTGGAGATCCATTTCGTCTATGACTATGTTACTGGTCACTGTCATGGGCAGATCTTCAGGAAGGCTTATTTCGGCCTCAGAAGCACTTATCTCACCTTCAACGTACCCAATGCCTATGACGTCCGAGAAAAGCTGTCTAGATAGCCTAGAAAGGGCTCTAGCGAAGCACATATCTTTTGGCCATTTCACCCATCCACCACCTGTTTTGACTAGGCCTGCTTTCTCAGCATCGGCAAGGGTGAATGAAGACTCCTCCTCTTGTCCCGTGTCGGATCTTTTGCCAATGAGGGTACAGGAGATATCGGAGATTTGCTTGATCTTGATCTCGTGGCCATGCTTTCTAATGAGCGCACTCATCATGCGAGCTGAGATCTCAGCCTTGCCATTAATGATGTTAATCCCTCCATTGAGAGCTTGCATTGGAGGAATCCCTAGCTCCCTTGCAGAAAGCATGATCATCATTACGCCCGCCTTCTCTCCGATACCTCTGTACATTTTGCTTGATACAGCCTGTTCGGCCATGGTATGATATACCATCATCTCATGTTCGTTTGGAACGCTTATAGGTGCATGTTTTTTGAGATCTGGTAAGTTATTAATCATTTTGTATCCTTAGTGAATTTTTGCTCAACATCTCTGATATATTGCCCATAATCCTCTCTAACATACTTTCGTTTTAATGGCGATGGGCCTCTTATTTTTTCTGCATATTATCTGTTAGGGTGTCGATCTGTTGCTCTTTCATCTATGGGAGCCTCGGAAGAAATGCACCCACACTCTGTAAATAGCGAAAAAAAAACTATCATCAACGGGGTACTCATGCACCTTCGCTTCTTTTCCAGATTTGTTGAGGTGTAAGAAATAGATTTTTTGAATATCATGGCCGGATTTCTTGGCCAGGTAAGCATAAGCTGACCCTTGACCTTCCCATGTAGGTGACGGTTTGCTTGAGGTCTTAAGATCCACAATTGCCAAACCCTCGGGGATGCGTATGATTAGATCCACTTGACCTGTTATTTTAAGTTCGTCGTCCCAGAATCGCTGTTCCATCATTATGACTTCGTGACCCTTTTCCCACCACTTTTTAAAGCTCTCTACGTATCCTGTGGTCTCATCGTCTACGCCCAATTCTCCTAGTCCTTCCATGATGCCCTCACAGATCTTGTGAACCCTAGTACCTCGATCAGCTGCATGAGCAAGAACATCCGAATTTATTTTTTCTAGCCCCGAGAAGGGGTAGAGGACCGTTGTCACTCGTGTATAACTTTCTCTAGCGTTTTTCTCATTCATGGATTAAAGTTTGTTTTGGTGGTTACTATTTGGCGCAGACAAGTGCTAGAAGAGTTATTAAAAATAATCCTTCACAGTGTCTGCTTTGTTAATTAATTTTTTTAACATAACAGTAAAGTAAATAATTTACTAAGACAAGTTTTTTTGAATTTTGGAGTTAAATCGTGTTTAACGTTTTAGAAGCGGCTATTTGTACTAGGGTTGCAAAAGTAAGTGAGCTTTTGACGTATATATTTAGGTATAGAAAAGGATTGACAAACAAGCAAACAAAACTTACTTTCAAAGTAAGAACTCCCGAGGATTAAACCCCGAGAGTTCCTAAGATTTATTTCTCGCAAAACAGAAACGACTATTAGACGTAGTCGAACCATGAGAAAACAACAACAAGGTTGGGATATCATACCCTGGTTAGTGAGAATAAATCCACAGTAAAGTTTCTTTTAAAGGAAAAAATGGATTTGTACTCGATCACCACACAGGAGATTCTTGAAAGGATCTCTCGACATTGCCCTCAATCTATGTCGGCTTATCTTCATTGCATGAATAGAGCCGATGAGCACGGAACAGTCGTCTTTAGCCGCTCTGAGGTAGAGATAGATATGTCCGAGGGCTGGACAAAATTCGTTAATCATATCAAAAAATTAGCACTAGAGAACTTGCTGGAATGGCATCCATTCGGCAAGGGTATCTCTGTGACACTGGCGGCAAATGATGGAAATGAGTAAGCCTGGAATTTGCTGTGATGGATGTTTTACGTTGTTAGCTAAGAGAAGCACGAATGCATCTAAGCTATGGCTAGATCTATGCGAAGTTCAAATCACATGCAATATATTTGGCTTACGAACAGACGACAACCCATACTTTCATCTGTTGGAGACATTAGGATTCATCACCACTACAGAAACTTCGGATCTAATCATATTCAGAGTTAACGGAATGGAACAAGACGGACTTGGCGCGTTCTTCTGTGGAGGTAATTGTGATGTGTAATTCTGACTGCAAGATATGTAGTAAGTGCCACGGTATTAAAGATCCCATAAAAGACTTCTATTCCTCCCAAGGAAAAGTACGAAGCGAATGTAAGGCGTGCACTATCAAGAAAAATGTGGACTACCAAAAGCGTGTCAAGTCTTGGATGCACCGTTTCGTTGACGATGATGAGAAACGCTCTTACATGGTGGAGTACTATGCAAAGAACAAAGAAAAATTTGCAGAATATCGACGCAAGTTTAAGAAAAAATACCCTGATTACTACAAAGAATACTCAAGGAAACGTAAGAACGAAGGCTAGAAAGAATGCCCCACTACACAGGTAGGTAGGGCATTACAATATATATCAAAAACTTGTAACTATTAAAGGAGTCACATGCACGAAACAACTGTAACTAATAATAATAACATGCACGAAACAACTGTAACTAATCGAGATTTATGCGTCAACGCAGAAGATAAGAGAAGCACGATTATTCGTGTCGTCCATAACCGCGAAAATCCGTTCGTTCAACTAAACAAACAAGCTCTGTGGGATACTAATCTTTCTTTGAAGGCAGTAGATGGAGCCATGAAAGAGCTAATCGACGCTGGTTATGCTTATAGATTGGAATATAGCGAAAGAGGTGAAGACGGTAAATATAAGACCTCAGGGGTGGAATATGTCTTTTTCGAATTCCCAGCCACGCAAGAAGAAATGGATCAACAGGAAGAGATATTCAAAAAAAGTTTCCAGCATTGCCGTTACGGAAATTCCCGTAAGGAGCACCTACTAATACAGAACCCTACTGAAACAGATTTAACTAAAAGAAATACAACTCCTCCTATACCTCCTCAAAATAACGTCTACTGTGCAGAGGGGATTAAAGAAAAGATTCCTGAGTTGTTGATTCCAACAAGTGAACAAGAATATGTATTGGAGCAACACAAGGAGGTGAAGAATGAGCAATAACTATATCCCAAATACCTCGGCTATACCCAATGTTTTGTTTGATTACTGGATGGGCATTTTAACCCCTGCTGAATTTAAAGTTTTAATGTGCATCGCACGGAAAACATACGGATGGCACAAGGTCTCTGACTTAATATCTCTCAAACAAATCGAAAAGATCACTGGTCTACACCGGTCGGGCATCATCAAAAATGTCGACTCTTTGGTAGGAAGAGGGCTTTTGAACAAGATCAAATCTAAAACTACCGATGGAGATGACGCCCCCAATATGTATGAAATCAATGTCTACTGTGTAGAGGGGGGTAGTCTACTGAATAGACCAGGGGTAGTCTACTCAGTAGACCAGGGGGTAGTCTACTCAGTAGACCCACAAAAGAAAGACTCTACAAAATATAACATACAAAAGGATACCTCCTTAAAGGTTCCCGAGGAACCAAAGGCTGCTATCGCATCCCAGGTGGATTTGAATCCTTGTTCTAAACCTAAAAAAGAAAAACCAGACTTTGCGCCTCATGTGCGAGAGGTTGCTAACAAGCTCCTTCAAATCGTAGTCGACGATTCCCCGAGTTATATCGTCCCCAAGAACCTGACTCCGTTGATCCAAGAAGTGCACAACATGCTTAACATAGACAAAAGAGATCCTGAAATTCTCTATGCAGTCCTTCGCACTTCTCTGCCAGATCCGTTCTATGGCCCAGGTTTGCTCAATGGGAATCTAGCCAAGAAGCTTAGAGACAAGTTTGTGACTCTTGAAAAGAAGATGAACGCCGCGCCTGCAAAAAATCCTAATGAAGTAGACCGCAGATTGAGAGACAAAAAAGGGAATGTTGTCGACGAATGGAAGGATAGAATTTTCTAATGATAATCAAAAATATGTTAAGCGAACAAGTGATTGAAGATCTCAAAGAGTTTTACTTAAATCCTCGAGGTTTCATGCTTTTTTTTGGTAAGAACGGAAGAGGCAAAAGCTACGCAGCCATGAAAATATACGAGCAACTTGCAACATTTAAGTTGCCAGCACACGACCATGATACCGCTTGGTTCATTAATCAAGCGGACTTGAACATGCTTTTCTCTGAATCGATTGCATCAGACGGGCATGCATCCAACCTACTTAAGCAAGCGTGTAAGTCTAAATTTTTTGTACTAGACGATTTTGGTACTAGAGTTCCTACATCTGCCTTCATGGATTTCCTATACGCCCTCATGGACAAACGAACGAACGAGAAAGATGTTTTAGCAACCATTATCACCACGAACCTAGAATCTGCTCGCATTCGCAAAGACTTTGGAGACCCAATATTCAGTCGAGTTGCTTCTGGAAGAAATTACGTGTTTGAAGGGAAAGACCGTAGATTTGAGGAGAGGGGCTTTTAAGGTAAAAATCGGGGCTTCCCTTGTGGCTGGTCGGATTTTAAAAGATAATCGACTGTAGGCCCTTTAAAGTGCCAAGAAACGGATTGTAGAAAGTTGTGACAACAAAAGACAGGATAAGATATATCAAATTCGTATTACATCAAGAGGTCGCATGTCTGTTACATGTAGAAAGTTTTGAAGCGTTCAATCCAAACACGCAACACCCCAAAGGAATCATTTTGAGGTACCGCCAAGCTCCTATTTGGATAGGTTTGGCAAAAGAGACGTTCGATAGGTGAAACAGGCAGGAAGAGGCCTCGCTGAAGGTTTTAACAAATATAAGGAAAATATGACAAACATTAAATTCGTATCACATCAAGAATTCCCTGAAGATCAGTACACAAAAGAACTTGTGTATCTCCTCATCGATGACAAATATCGAGTGGCGTATGCTCGCAAACAAGCCAAGAGTGGCGGTTTGTTCTGGGGAGTTCCAAGCATTGCAGTGACCAAAGAAGGGGTTAAGGTTTACTTTGAATCCTTTCTACAAGACAGCTCCTTCCTAGAGAAAGACATCAAGATTTTCTTAGATGAACGCTCATGGGAGAAAAGATTAGCAAAGGTGCTAACTAAACATATCATTGATGACGAACTTCCCTTCTGAAACGGAGTTTTACTATGCGCAACGAACATGCCATCACTTATAGAGAAAAGATTTCGATGAAGCAATTGGATTACCTCGTTAAGAAGGCCAATCGTCTGGGCAAAATTGATATGGAGATCGTTCACATCTATCAAACGGAGGATGAGGAGGGTTTCCATATCTATTTCGAGGTCAGTAATCATCCACCAGATACAAGGGGAAGCTCTTGAGAATAATAATACCAGGAATTCCCGTTCCTCAAGCACGCATGAAACATTCAAACAGGAGGGGTTTTGTAAGCACCTATGATCCAAAAGCAAAAGAGAAGGCCAGCATTAGGCATTTGTTGCAAGCTTTGTATACTGTCGATAGTTTTGCTTATCCACGAGTTAGTTTCTTGTTTTGTATGCCTATTCCAGCTTCTACTGCCAAAAAGCAGAGAGAACTTTACGAATCAGGAACACTAAAACATGTTAAAAAGCCAGACGTAGACAATCTCATCAAGCTTTATCTGGACTGTCTGGATGGAATTGTTATCCAAGGGGACCAGAAGGTTTCTCTTGGACCCTGTTTGAAAGTTTACCATCCAGAGCCTAAGACTATCGTTTGGATTAACGAAACTACGCACAAGCTAAGCCCTTGGGAGCTGGATTTTGCCCATCAAGACGGCGAAGGACACGCCACACCGTTATGGGCGTCACAGGATTTCCCTTTCGGTTCCGAAAGCCTCTGGCTTCAAGTTCGTGCGCAATTCGGCCGTAACTCGATCCCTGACCACGCAGTTCCACCATAAGGGCGACCTGGTTCTGCTCGTTTAGTTCCGGTATCAGAAGGTACGGCTTTCCTGTAGATTTAGCATTCTCTCTCTGTTGGAGTATTGAATCATCTGTTTTGTATCCATACCATGTTGTCCCAACTTTGTGCATCTGTGCCTGCTTGCTCCTGAGTCCGGCTTTTGTATTATTGCTGATAGTATCTCTAGCCATTTCGCCCATCATGGCATAGATATGGATAAAGTTTTTATCTACTTTGGGCTGTCCTAACGAGTGAAGAACAACCTTTTTATTGATGACCTGCTCCTCATAGATTTTAACTATCTCTGTTCCAGTTCTAGCCAAACGAGTGAGGCAAAATACAACGAGGTTATCCCCAGTCTTGAGGAATTCGAGTAGAGATTTAAGCACAGGTCTCTTATCCATTTTCAACCTCGTTGAAGTTGGAGGTTCGTTAAACTCAATTATTTCGTCTTCTTCTTTCTTGAGGCCATTAACGTACTCCCTGCACATGAATAGTTGGCTCTCATCGAGCTGTTGATTGCTGGATACTCGGCTAAATATTACGTATCTCATGGGTCATACCTTTAGTTTTTTGGTCATCGCTCTAGCTTTTTTTAGCTCAGCAACTTGTAGTTTTTGTATTGTCGCAGCTGCGTTGAAATCATCTGGTAGCAGCTCTAACACTGCCTCTAGTTGATGTTTGTAGAGCTTTAAAAGCCTTCTAATATCCCACGCAATTGTGTTAGCTCTCTCGTTCATGTCCTCTGTCATGATGCCAATCTGTATAGCCTGCACCTGCGTGTTATGCAGGGTTTGCAGGGAAATCAGATGGCCTGTTAGATGCAAAGCCAAATCCTCAAGACTTTTTAAGCTTTTTTCGTCGACATAGGTATGATGCATGGGTACTCCTTAGTTCGTTAAGTTCTCTGGTATACAATCGAGATGGGATTGTTTTCCCATTCTCCCAGCGGTTGATAGTGACTACTGTTGTTCCGATCAGTTGAGCAAACTTCTCTTGTGATACGCCCAACATATGTCGTAGTTTTTGGATTTCTTCAGGTGTCATGCCTTAGCCTCTTTAGTAATTCTGTAACTTTCATCCGACGATACTCACGATCTATCCAGGGATGTTCGCCGTTTTTGTTGTACATGAACAATATATAGTCCATGCGTTGCGTTTCTATCACAGCCCCAAACATATTGCTATAGATCAAACATTGTATTATCTCCTCAGACTCATCCATCGCGAAGATGTAGCAGCACCATGACGAGAGTGAGTCAATAAGCTTTACTTCAGCGTAGCAGTTGAGAGAGTCCGCTTTCTCTCCCCAGTTTTTCTTTAGATGCTCTATTATCTTCTGGCTAATCATGTTGTTATCGTTGGTCTAAGCAGTACTATTTTTCCACTTCTATCTTCTTCTGGCCACGGTGCTGAATCAAGATGCCGGTATCTTCTGGCTAAATCAAGATGCCGGTTGATTCCCTCTTGTATAGCACCTTGTAGGTCCTCAAATCTAAGCTCGTCATTCTCTGTTAAGTGAAAAGAAGCGAAAGCTAAAAAGCTTAATGCATTATGGAGAAGATGTGCTGGTTCCATGCCCCCATTAATATGCGACTCTATAACCCTCATCATGGCTTCTTGCAGGCTCTCTATATTCTTATCCTGATTCGAGGTATAACTCTTTTTCATGTTACTCCTTGGGTTGTAAAGGGTGCGCAAACACCCTCTTTTTTTATGTATTTATGCGATCAATGTTTTCTTTCACCTCAACAAGCGCTTGTTGAATAAACTTCAAAGCCTCCTCATGGTTAGGAGCGCTAACGAATACCGCGTGCATTGCTTCGCATAAATCTACATGCAAGAACATAGGAAATAAGATGCTATTGCCGTACTTCTTATAAAGCTTCGTCGCAACCTTTTTCTTAGCGTCGTTCAATAGATCTGAGCATTCAGCTAGCCATTCTTTGGGTGCTTGTATTTGAGCCATTATGATACCGCTGGGGTTGTATATCCGTTTGTAAGATCTTGCTTTACTAGGATTCTGTTGATGTAGTCTCTAGCTCTCCATACGTCTTTTTTGTTGTAAAGGTTTTCGCTGTGATGATCTATAGAGGGCAAGTCATGGAAACCACTATTGTTACTTTTAAGCCACTCAAGCATTTCTTGTTGGATACATTCAGATATTACTCTGTATGTCTGTACGTACATAACTTGAGGAATGTCATCGCCACTATTGGTAAACTCAAAGCAATCTGTCATTGGGTTGAAGTGGCCATATTGGTATTTGATAACTATCAATCTTACGGATGCCTGCGTTGGTCCATTCTCCCAACTGACATCAACACTACTACCACCTGCATAGGTTTTAGACTTCACACTAAACTTGGTGCTAGGGAATGCCTGCTTAAGTTCTTTACGTATCATCTTGGCTGCTTCTGCGTGTGTGCTCATGTTATACCTCGCCATTTTCGTTGAGGAAATTGTCTACAGAAGCATAGATCTTCCACTTTGCCAGGCGTTGGCCATAGGCGATATGCTTAAATATAGTTGTCTTGTCAGTAACATAGCCCTCAGCCTGGGCCTCTTGGCAAAACTCTTCTGCAAATGGCTCTTGCAACCATTTTGCAAGGTCTTTGTCCCATATATCGTTGTCAATGCTGAGATAATGAAGATTATCATTCTCTAACTCCTCAAACGCCTCTAGTGCAGTTTGGTAAATCCAGTCATTTGCCAGACATTGGTCAAACTCTTTCTTATGGATGTTAAAGAGTAGCTTTTGCAAATCTTCTGGAGCCTCTTTGTTAAGTTTATAAAACTGGCCTCCGTCAGAGCGCTTGTCGGTAATAAAGAATTGAGAATAGTTGTTGGTATCGTTTTGTGTTTTCATTTGCTGTCTCTTTAGTTTTGTTTTGTTGTCTCTAGCCCTACACACCGTTACACGCA